CCATGATTTCACTGGGCATCGTCGCCGAAGACGAACAGTAAGGATTTTCCAATGGTCGACACCATCATTCGCGGCTCCAAAGGCGGCGAAAGCAGCCACACGCCTGTAGAAAGCCCTGACAGCCTGATCAACACCAGCTACGCGAACATTCTGGACGCGATCAGCGAAGGTCCGATTGTTGGTCTGGTGAATGGCGCGAAGTCCATTTATCTGGACGAGACCCCGATCCAGGGCGCCGATGGTTCGATGAATTTCACGGGCGTGACTTGGGAACAACGTTTCGGCGAGCATGATCAGGACTACATCACGGGCTTCCCGTCTGTAGAGACGGAGCACGCGGTCGGTGTTGAGCTGAAGGCTTCCCAGCCTTGGACGCAGAGCCTGAGCAATCTGCAACTGTCGGGTGTGCGCCTGCGTCTCGGCGCGTCCACGCTTTACCGGCAGAACAGCGACGGCGACACCAACGGCTATACCGTGAACTACGTGGTCGAACTGTCAACTGACGGCTCTGATTATGTGCCGGTCATCACCACCGCGTTCACCGGAAAGACCACCACGGGTTATCAGCGCTCGCACCGGATCGACCTTCCAGCAGCAGAGGAAGGCTGGTCCATTCGTGTTCGCCGCACCACCCCCGATGCTACTGATTCGAAGATCGGCGACACCACGACCGTGGTCAGCTACACCGAAGTGATCGATGCCAAGCTGCAATATCCATATACCGCACTGGTTGGAATCAAGATCGACGCGAGCCAGTTCTCGAACATTCCTGAGCGGGCGTTTCGCATCAAAGGCCGCATCATTCAGGTGCCAAGCAACTACACCCCGGAGTCGCGCACCTATTCCGGGACCTGGGATGGCACCTTCAAACTGGCGTGGACCGATAACCCGGCGTGGATCTACCGCGACATCATCATCAATGATCGGTACGGCCTTGGCCGATTCATCACCAGTGATAACGTCGACAAGTGGGAGCTTTACCAGATCGCGCAGTATTGCGATGCGACGGTCTCAGACGGCAAGGGCGGGCAGGAGCCTCGTTTCACCTGCAACCTGTACTTGCAGTCGCGCGCCGATGCTCTTCAGGTATTGCAGGACCTGGCAAGTATTTTTCGCGGCATGGCCTACTACGCGGGGAGCGAGGTCGTCGCGTCCGCAGATATGCCAAGCGATCCGGTGTATACCTACACCAACGCCAACGTCATCGACGGTTATTTCAGTCGTCCAGGCTCGTCTGGATCAACTCGCTTCAGCGTTGCAAAGGTCAGTTGGACTGATCGCGATAACTTCGGTGCGCAGAAAGTCGAGTACGTGCCAAACCCGAAAGCCATTGCCCGTTACGGTATTCGCGAAACCGAAATCACGGCCTTTGGCTGCGTGTCACAGGGCCAGGCTCAACGTCTCGGGCACTACACACTGCTGACCAACCAGCTGGAAACCGACACCATTCAGTTCAGTGTTGGGCTGGACGGAGTTCTCGCACGCCCCGGGCAAATAATCCGTGTGGCTGATCAGCACTACGCAGGCAAGCCAATCGGCGGGCGGGTGAAGTCCGCCACTACAGACAGCGTCACCGTCGATGATGACCTGGCTGTTTCCGCTGGCGATACCCTGGTGATCATTCAGCCGAACGGTATTGCGCAGACTCGCATCATCCAGTCCGTTTCAGGCCGGCGCATCACGGTTACTGAGAGCTTCACCGCTGCTCCTGTAGCAGAGTCTATCTATGCCATTGAAACGGCAGAGGTCGTTCCGGAGACCTACCGCATCTTGACCATCACCGAGAATTTCGGGGATGACAAGCTTCAGTATGACGTTGTCGCGGTCCAACACAACGCAAGCAAGTTCGCGGCGATCGACAGCGGGGCGCAGATCGTCACGCCTCCTACGACCACGCTTCCTGGCGCCGTGCAGGCGATGCCGACCAATATCCAGCTATCGACCTATGAGGTCATTAAGCAGGGTTTGACGGTGGCTACCATGCGCATCACCTGGGACTCGGCGAGGGGCGCGCAGAGCTACCAAGTCTGGTGGAAGAAGGATTCAGGCGATTGGGTCTATGCCGGTGTGACCTATACAGCGTCGATCGAAGTGTCGGGCATCTACAGCGGCACCTACACGGCTCGGGTTTCGGCTTTAGGCGTCAATGGCAATTCTTCACTGTGGGCGTATTCCGAGCCAACTCTCCTGAACGGAAAAGAAGGCCTGCCGCCGCCAGTCACTTCCCTGACCACCGAAAGCCTGATCTTCGGCATCGGCCTGAAGTGGACCTTCCCACCCGGTGCGGAAGACACCCAGCGCACGGAGATCTGGTACAGCGAGACGCCCCAGCTGGATAGCGCGACAAAGTTGGCGGACCTGGCTTACCCGCAATCCGACTACACCATGATGGGCCTGCGCGCTGGGCAGCAGTTTTTCTTCTGGGCGCGGCTGGTCGACCGTACCGGCAACGTCGGCCCATGGTTTCCAGCAGACGGGACCGTCATTGTCGGCCAGGCGAGCGCGGATGCCGATGACATTCTCGATTACCTCACCGGCAAGATCACCGAAAGCGAGCTCGGTCAGGAACTGCTGGGGGAGATCGGCAAGATCGGCGGCGAAGGTCCAGGCTCCGTGAACGAACGTCTGGACGAGGTGCGCGGCGAACTCGCGGACGTACAGACCAGCCTCGGCGAGCAGATCACCGACGTCAACAATACCGTGGGCCAGGTGCAAAGCGAGCTGCAGGCGCAGATCGACCACATCGCCGATCTGGCCGACTCGATGCCGTACAAGGAGGATGAGACTTACACGGCCGGGCAGGGCGTGCTCGGCGCCGACGGGATCATTTACCAGGCCACGCAAGACGTGCCGGTCAACACGCCACCGCCGAACGCGACCTACTGGCTGAACGTTGGCCAGGCGGTGCAGACAGCCAACGGCTTGGCCGCGCGCATCACCAATGCCGAAACCAAGATCACCAGCATCGAGGGCGTAAACACCGCGCAGGCCGACCAGATCACCGGCCTGCAAACCTCGCTGGACGGCAAGGCCGATTCCTCCGTGGTGAGCAGTTTGTCGAGCCGCGTCACGACTGCCGAAGGAACACTCAGCAGTCAGGGCACGGCGATCACCGGACTGAACAACAGCCTGACGACCACCAACCAGAACGTCACTGCAGCGCAGAACGCCGCGAACGCAGCCAACACGCTGGCGGGCGGGAAGGGCAAGGTCATCGTTCAGTCGTCGGCGCCGGCGACGGCTGACCAACTGGCGCAGAACCTATGGATCGACACCACCAACAACGCAAACACCCCGAAACGCTGGACGGGGAGCGCGTGGGCGGCAGTTACCGACAAGGCGGCGACTGATGCTGCTGCGGCCGCTGCAAGCGCGCTGGCGCAGGTAGCGACCAAGGCTGAAGCTTCGACGGTGCAGGCGCTGAGCAACACAGTGACACAGCAGGGCACGGATCTGACTGCCGCGGGCAATGCGATCACCACGATCAATGCTTCGCTCAGCCAGCTGGGGGCGTCCGGCACAAACCTGTTGCCTGCCGAAATGTCTGTATTTGGCGCCACCGTTCCAGATATGACGGCCAACGGAGGCGCAACCAAGGTCACGACCGCAGACGCTTCAGCCTTGAAAGGTTATGCACTAAGCACTTCATGGACTACCGCATCCGGTCAGGCACTGCTTCTCGCGAAGGATTTCACCCTTGCGTCTTGCAATATGTCGTTCAAGCGGCAGAAGTACATCGTTTCTTTCTGGGCGAAAGCCAGCGTGGACGGGCATCAGGTCGGTTGCTACCTGCGCACCTTTCTGGCCGACAATGCGACCACCCTTACCTCTGTTGCGCCTCTATTCACGCTAAGCACGGATTGGGTCCGCTATTCAGCAGTGATCGACGCGACGGGAAGCGGATTCACCGGGAACCGAATGGCAATGGTATTGCAGCAAAACCGTTCGGGCGTTGCGGGCCGCACCGTATGGTTTGACCGAATCATGCTTGAGTCGGCGGTAGGCAGCGTTACAGAGCCCTCCACCTTTGCTATCGGCAATAGTTTCGATCAGGTGACAGGTCAGGCAACCGCCACCACCGCTCTAACGGCGCGCGTCACGCAGACAGAAACCAGCATCACCAGCGTGAGCGGGCAACTGACGCAGCTGTCAAACAGTATCGGGGACGTCGGAGGACAGAACCTCGCTTACAATCCATCATTTGAAAGGCCGGGTAGTGCAGGCCTTGCCGAAGGTTGGTACGTACGCAACGGCTCGGGAGTTACATCGGACAACTCATTGGTTGATTCGACCCTCGCTACAGGAGAAAAGGCACAGAGACTGACTATTTCTGGCATTAGCGCTTCAGCTTGGTTTGCCCTCGGATCTGACGCTACGCATCGCGCGCCAATCCTGGGTGGTGGTTATGTCACCGTCTCTTTCTATGTTAAGGCTCCCGCTGGCGTTCCATATCGCCCGGAGTGGTGGGGTGTTCGCGACGATGGAACAATCTCCGCCACAGGGATTGCCCAGAATACGGTTGGTAACGGCGCCTGGCAACGAGTCAGCGTCACGTTCACAGCGCCGAGTGACGCTGTCTACTGTGCGCCATTTATCGCCGTATACGGCTCGGCATCAATAAGCTCTGCAACAGTTGACGTGGACCGATGCCAAGTTGAAATCGGCTCTGTTGTAAGTGGATGGAGGGACAACAACGGCGCATTGGCGGCAGATCAATCCGCTACGTCCACCGCTGTTCAATCATTGCAATCGACGGTCACCCAGCAAGGCAGCACGCTGACCAGCATCGGAACGCGCACCACAGCGCTGGAAAACACTGTCAACAGCACGTCCAGCGGGTTGGCGACCAAGGCGAGCGCTTCTGCTGTCGATACGCTGACAAACCGTGTCACCGCCGCCGAAGGAAGCATCAGCAGCACATCGGGCGCTGTCACCCAATTGCAGAACAGCGTCGGGGCAATTGGCGGTTCAGGCTCGAACTTGCTGCCAGTGGAGTTCACGACCTTCGGCTCATCTCTCCCGACGATGGCGGCAGGTAGTAATGCTGTATTGAGCGCGGTCGCGCTAGCCACCGCAACCGGCGGCTATTTGCTCAAGGCTTCTGTGGCAACGTCGGCAACCGGATACCTCTACCTCGGATCGTCCACCGCCGACTACAACCTCAGACTTAAGCCAAGCAGCAAATACATCCTG